CGGATCGCGATAGACATGCCCAGGCTTACCAGGGATGGTTCTGATGTTGTGAGCCGCCGGCTGGTTTGTCGCGCTCGGTGACATCCAGATTGCCGGCCCACTGACAGCCGGGTTTTCTCCGCCCGGCATGAACTCTGAGAAGTCTCTCGGGGTCGCGTGATACAACCGCTCTTGCACCTTGCTCTCTTCCAAAAACTTCGCCTTGTTGGCTTCGCGTTCTGCTGGCGACAGAATGTCGATGGCTTGTCTCAACGCCCCTTTGACCTTCTGTTTCACGGCTCCGCCGCGCTGATACCGTTGCACTGGCGTCGGGTTGAACATCACCGCCGTCCGCTGCTGAGGATTCACAATCCCTTCGTATCCGTATTCTTTGGCCATACGCTCGATGTCAGTGATCGTCTGACCCGGATCGGTGATCCCTTGGTTGTACGGTGACGTGTAAGGCGTGCGGTTCGCTTCAGCTGCCAGCGTCCGCAACCGCACAGGATCTTCCTCGAGGTTATACAGCCCCTGGCTCTCAGCACCGTACCGGTACGGCCCCAGGCCGGGCTCCGGCCGCGGGTTCTCGCCGGTGTAGAAGTAGGACCGTTCCATCACCGGGTTCTGCGTGTACTTCAGCCGGCCCATTTCCTCGCCAGCAATCCCTGTGCCGTAACGCCGTGGATCGAGCGCCTCGAGCTCCGGCGACTGGCTGAAGTGCGTCAGCCTCTCCGCGGTCGTCGTGCCGGGCTCCGGCTTGATCAACGGCTGGATGTAGCTTGGCACGCCGCCCGTAAACTGTGGATCGAGGTACTCCGGCGGCAGCAGCAGACTCTTTTGCGGCGCAAACTGAAAGCCGCCCCAGGCTTCACGTAGCAGGGCGTCCATCTCCGCGACCGTCTTCTGATCCCGCGCCCGCTTCGCTTCGTATCGAACGCCGTTCATCCTGTTGATGCGCTGCATCAATTCGGCGTTCAGCGGCGTATAGTTGACGAACGAATTCTGGCCCCGCGTCTCACTGGCCATCGCCATCCTGGCGAGCGGCGAGAACATCTGCGAGTGCGCCCCATAGGCGATCTCTTCGCCCTTTGGGCCAAACGGGTTGCCATGCACCGCATGCCCGTAGAAGTCATGCACTGCCCGGAACATCTCGTTGGCATTCAATCCCGTGTTCGGATCGACGGCGTTCAGGAAGTCATGCGGCTGGCCTCCCTGGTAGACGTACATATGCCGGTTGCCGTACACGTCTCGCAGCATCTGCGGGCTGTTCTCGTATGCGCCTTCACCGCCCCGATAGAACGACATATTGATCGGCAGCGTATCGAACTGGTCCTTGGTCTCCTTGGCCAGCTGCCGGTACGCCGCCTCCATCAGCTGATCGTAGTTCTGAGCGCCTGTGGCCTCGACGATGTCCGGGAACTGCCGCCCATATGCCTCGAAGACCGCTCGCTTGTATCCTGGGTCATCCGACGCTGCCAGCTGGAAGGTGCGACCGATACCGCTCTGCTTGGCGAGCGCCGCCTTCGGCATCTTCGGCAGCTCATAGGGCTTGCCTAGCGCCCGCTGGCTGTAATCGTCTGCCGCCCGCCTGACGAAGTTCGTCGGGTCGGCAATCAGCGCCTTGGCATCGATCTGAGCTGGTTGCGGAACATCGCCGCCAGCTGGTCCTCCGACAGGCTCGGCTGGTACTTCTTCTCGTATTCCGCGAGCTTTTGGTCCAGCCTCTTGAGCAAATCGCGGCTTGACTCGGTAGAACGGTCCTTCTTGGGCTGTTTCATATGGGCTCTCTGTAATTCTGGGAGTGTCCGGTATTGCTGGCGGTTTGATTGGTTGGCCGATCGCCCTTCTGGCTAATCCTGTCACGCCACTGACGGCCGGCAGGAGGTTTAGCGCCCCGAACAGGCCCTCAACACCCGCGCCGACGTAGTCGCCTCGTCCGGCTGCTTGTCCAGCCGACTTGATGTCACGGATACCCTCTTCGGCGTAGATCGGGGCCATGGCCATCGTGGCCGGCAGGCTGACCGCGGAGACAACATCCGCCACGCCCATGCCGAGCGGGAGGTTGCTGCTCTGACCACCAGTGATTGTCTGCGCTCGCTGCCGGGCCTTGTAACGGTTGGCTCCCAGGCCCTCGAACGCTGACTGCAAGCCAGACGCGATTCGCTCTCGCATCGTCGGCTCGTAGGCTTTCATCTCGTCTTCACGGACGGGTTCCATCGATCCCCCCGGTTAATATCCCGGCATCATATCGGCCCAGGCCTGTCAAGTCTATTGAGCATACGGGTTTGCTCGCCTTCCTCGGCCACTGTCTACGTAATCGTCCTCGTCCCAGTCGTCGTCCGGCGGCGGATCGATCTCGAGCCAGCTGGCGTCACGCAGGTACCGCAAAGCCTGGGAGCAGGTGTCAACGAAGTCGTCGTGCGTCGTCTCAGGGAAGCTACAGATCTGGCTGACGAATCCTTCGGCCCAGTCGCGGACGAACCCCTTGCGCTGGCTGCTCTCGGGTATCCAGACACGGCCGCGGGCGATGATGTTGCTGACGATGTTCAGCCGCTGGATCTTGTCCGCCCGGCCAGGGTTGTAGGCCATGACCGGCAGATGAGCCCTTTGCAAGTCCTGGATGAGCGCCTGACCGGCCGACTTGTCCTCGATCAGGATCAGGTCCACCCGCTTCTTTTCCTTGCCCTCGCCGAAGACCACGCCGTACTCCTCGACCACCTTCGGCCGGAGGTCCGGGTACTGCAAGCGGTCCTGCCATGCGTCGATCAGCATCACCGACATCGGGCCATCCAGCGGCTTGAAGACTCCCCAGACGGTGCAGGCGGTCGGGTCGTTCTGTGTTTTCTCGGTGGCTGCGCAGTCGTATGACTGGATGATGTACTCGAACTTCGGGAACGGCTTGCCATCCGGCCACAGGCGGAACCAATCCCGCTTGACGATGCCGCCCTCCTCGGGATCGATGATCTCCGCGTAGATCTCCTGCCTGCCAAGCTTCGTGCCTTCGTAGGCCAGAATCTGCCGGCGGAAGTTCTCCGACAGGTTCTCGATGTTGTCGTAGGTTGACGCTGTTGTAAGTACAACGTCATCACCCTCGCGGTTGATCAGCTCGAGGATCAGGTCCTTCGGCTTCGGCGTTGTGGTGCAGATTAACTTCGTCTTAAAGTCCGGCCCGAGGGTCAGTCGCAGGCCGAACTGCATCATGTCCCAGGCCTCTTGCAGGTACTCCCAAGCGGCGAGCTCATCGCACCAACCCCCGTGGAACTGAGGCCCCCGGAAGCGCTCGGGCTCCGAGGCCGGGATGCCCTTAATCAGGCTCCCGTTGACTAGGCGCAGTTCGTGTAAAGCCTTGTTGTAATCTTCTATTAACGGAGCCGGAATCACTGACACCAAGCCACTGTCGCCCTCGAAGCAGGTGCTCCGCACGTCCGCGGAAGTCGGGGCAGCAACGAGCCACCGTGTCTTCGGGTACTCCCAGGCCCACCAGCCAAGTTGTTCTGCGGCCGTCCTGGTCTTACCGGCACCGCGGCCGGCAAGCATCAGCCAGATGGACCACCAATCGCCTGGGGGGACCACCTGATGCTTCAGGGCCTTCTGTAACCAAGTCAGACGCCATGCGGTTGCCAGCCTCTTGTAAGGTGGCAGCGCCTTCAGTGCCGCCTGGACATCAGGCTCCGCAAGATCAGCGAGATTCACTTTGCTTGCGTAGTTCGGCGTTCTGTAAGAGCGCGTTAATCAGCCTGTCCGCCTGCGTCTCAGCCTCGATCTTGATCGGGTTGTCAGCATCGCCGGCCAGGGCCACGCGGTCGCCGTACTTCTTGGGGTTCCACTTGGCCAGAAGCTTGAGTCGCGTCTCGATCTGGAGCTTGCGGTGCCCGAGCATGTCCTCGACCGTCGTTGCCGTTCCCTGGTCAGTCATCACCTGCTTTTCCCCGTACCGCGGGTTGTCGGCAATGAGCAGGCACTCCTCGGCAATGGCGTCGTATCCGAGCTCACGCGCACGCGCGATTGCTCCCGAAAGGCCGGTGCCGCGCTCCCCAAGAGCGTCGTCCTTTCCCATCCATTCGTAGATCTTCTGCCATGCAGGCATATGGTCATCACGGCAGATCTGGCGTAATGGCTCACCGTTACCCAGGCGTTCGCAGATCTCAGCTGCTAGCTCTGGCGTGTATTTGCTTGGGCGGCCGATTTTAGGCTTTGCAGCCGTTTGTTGTTGTTCTGGCTGCTTTGGTATTGCCGCGGGCTGTTTGCGGCTTGTAGCGCGTTTTGGTGGCTTCTGCGGGGTTTCTGGCTTGGCCATAGTCCTCTCCGGTAAGTGTTCCAGTGGATTTTACCGGAGAGTGTAAGTCAGATGCAGTTAGTTGTGCAGTTACCGCCGAAGCAGCAGGTGGTACACATAACCATGCGGCCGTTGACGAAGTAAGTGTGAGTCGTGCAGGCAGCTGCTGCTACCCCTGAGGTCAGGAGGCCGATTGCAAAGATGAGTGCTTTCATTTGATGTTCCTTTGGTTGATAGCGTCGCAGAACCGCTGCGCTTCGGCGCGGTCGGCGAACTCAATCTCGTTTGCGTATCCGGTTTCGTCATCGACAATCATCGCGAACACCGTTGGCTCGCCGTAGCAGCGCGAGTTACGCACCGCTGAGATTTTTACGCTCTTCACTGCTTCAATCAACAACATGGCTTTTCCTTCGCTGTAAGAGGGGCCGGAGCCCCTATTGGTTAAATCACAAACGACATGTACCGTTTTTCGTCGTCCTCTTCCTGCCTCTTGCTGAACAGTGTGATCTCGATCGCACCTGTTTCGGTTTCGATACGAATCGTACGTGCGCCGTAAGTCTTGTTAACGCACTCAGGTTCGACCGTGATTTTGGTGACGTCGTGGATGTTCATGCTGGTTGTCAACATAGCTGTTCCTTCGCTGTCTTGCACCGCGGGATGCAGTGCATGGATAGAACTGTAAAGCATTTCGCTTTGCTTGTGTAAGTTGTTCGCCAACTATTTTTTCATCGCTCCTCGAACCCCGATAGGCGGTGCCTATTAGTCCACAGATTGATCGCGTCCTGGAGCGTCTTAATGTCTCGCTCGTGCCCTCCGATCCGCTGCTTCGCCGTGATCACCGCGGTCAGGCTTGCTTCGACTACGTCTACCGCTCGAGCTTGCCGTTCGGGTTGATCGGATCGGTCTCCTCTATTGCGGTCGTCGGGATCTCGTAAGTCTCGAAGATCGTTCTGCAATCCAGGCATCTGCGTCGTCTCCATCTCCAGTTGAATCGCGTGTCTTTCCTCGTTTCCAGGGTCTTGCTTTCCCAGGCCCCACACTGCGGGCATAAACTCATTTCGCCTCCTGAATGATCGCTCTTTTGCCCCGCTCTGTCAGCTCTGCCATGACCACCGGTTTCCCGGCGTGCTCGACCGCGGGTTTTGTCTTGATGTAGCCGTTGCGCTTCAACGACCAATACGTGTTCCAGCTGCCGCGGCGCTCGTTGAAAAGCCGGAAGCCCCAGCCCTGATCGAACATGCGCAACATGAACCGCTGCTGCGGGCTCACGCGTTCTTCTCCTTCAGTTTTGCTTCAACAGTCCTAGCAACCACCCTAAACTCTCTCAGTGTCACGAAATTTAGCCTGGACTCTTGACGCATCTCATCCATCTCCTCATCCGTCAGCCCTTGCCATTTGCGCGGTGCGGTGTAGAGGGGTTGTCTTTCAACCGCATAAGGCGGTGGCTCCGAGGAAGTAATAACCCAACTATCGAAGTCATTGTTAATACGCTCTTTCCATCGCCATGCCACCGGCTTTTGCTCTGGCTGCGCCATTCCCGTTGACTTCTCGTAGTCCTCAAAGCACTCAGCCGAATGCAGGTTGGGGTTGGTGCTGCCGCAGTTGCGTCCGGCGCAGGGTTGCATTTCATGTTGTTTCCCCCACTGACTCAGCGGCACACCATTCAGGTGGGCGTCATCAATCACGGTGCAATTGAATCTCACAGGCTTCTGCTGTTCCGGATTTGGAGATGTATAGAGAGGGAAAACATCCGAATGGTCTGCGTACTCCTTGCCGACAATATCGCGCCCATCGTGATAGCAAAACGGCTCCTGCTCCGGCTGCGCCAGCCTATCTCGCAGGGCTTTGACCAGTTCGCGCCACTCTTTACTTGTCATGCCTTCTTCCAGCGCCATCAGCGCCTGCTGCATCAGTTCTTTGTCAGTCATGTGTTCTTCTCCCTAAGTTTTGCTTCGATGGCTCGGGCAAATACGATTGGATTGATACCGTTTTTGCCAAACACTGGCACAACATGACCATCCCATAAACTGCCGATCTCCTCATACGTCAGTCCTTGCCATTGGCGCGGTGGCGGGGTTGAGACAAGCTCTTGACCTTCCCAAATTGCGCCACACACGCAGACAAGCTCCTGCTTCATTGCGTCAAGACTCATTGGTCTGAGCTCCGATCTTCGCTCGAGTCATCCTGGCCTCGACCACAATCTTGTCGCAGGTCTCGATTGCCTTCTGAAAGTTGCCGGTCAGCATCTGCTCATACAGTTGCGAGACCAGCCGCTTCAGTTCGTGATGCCCCTCTGCCCAATCAATCATCGTTTTCCTCTTCCACAAGTTCTAGGTTTTGATTGGCCAACCACTGACGGTAGTTGAACCTAAAGTTCCGCCGCTGGAGCGGCGTGAATCCGTTGATGTTCAACGGCCCGTTGTTTGCCATCGTCTTTAACAGCCGCTCACGAAACTGGTCGCAATCGAAATCCAACCAAAGCGCGTAGACATCAACACCCGACTCAGTCTTGTCGAACAGGAACCGCATCGCGGTGTACTGATCTGTCGGGATTGCCTTGCCGATCTTGATTCGCTTCGTTGTCGGTTCCGAACACGCGTCTGCCAGCGCTAGGAGCACCACGTTCGCAAGCAAGGCCCGGCAGGCCTTGTTTTGATGTTCTGAATCAAAAAACTCCATCACAAAGCCTCCACAGTGATACGGTACTTTTGACCGTTGATGTCCTGGACATCGATCGTTTTGTTAGTGCTCTTCATTGCACCGAACTTGTCGAGGTCATAGTCGACCGGACCGACCGCTTTGATGATCTGGTCCTGATCGAAGACCAGGACGGTGCGCTTGATCACGCTCGCAATGTAGTCGCAGAAGTGCATGTCGTTCCCCTTAAGCGCGGCGGTAGATTTCGGATTCGATGCGCTCGATCTCGCTCTGGTTGAGCTTGCGCTCGAGCCAGGGAGCCGGCCGACCGTTGCGGTCCAGGACGCGCCACGACTCGATGTCGGTGTAGCCCCAGCAGTCATCTGCACTTGAGTCACCGTAGGTTGGGCTGGACACAAACACTTCCGCCTCGATGATGCAGGGGATGCCGCAAACACGTGAACTGAATTCCATTTCGCTGTCCTTCGCTGTTGAGTTGGTGAACAGAATTATGCCCTACCCGTAGCGGTTTGTGTGAGGTGGTGGCAACAATTTTTTCTATCGCTAACCGCGATGCGATAGTCAGTTCGGAAGCTTGTTGGCGGGCGGCGGGGTGAGCGCGAACAAACACTGCAACAGCACCCAGGCCTCCTCTTCGGGCAGCTGTAGCAGGTAGTCCCGCATCTCCGCGAGCGCCCACTGATGCCCGTCCTTCCAGCCGGTGATGTAATCCTCGTTCATATCTCCACCGAGAACACGATGACCACAAAAATGTAAAAGATCGCAGCGATGACTGCACCCTGCACAAGATTGATCCACGACGTGTCGCGGACCTTCCTGTCATGACGTGAGCGCCATTCATTCACGATTCATCTCCAGGTTGACGATAGTCTTCGCTGAAACTACGTCGCTGTAGTTGATGCCCTGGTTGCGCAAGGCCTCGGTCACCGCGTTGAAGACCACCGCTTCACGGCTGTTGGCCACCTCGCTCAAGGCCCGGAGGGCCTGAGCAATCATCAGCAGTTGTTTGGGGCTCATCTCACTTCTCCTCGCACTTAACCGTGTAACGGGCGGAGGTGCTCGTATGCTTTGCGATCAACTCCGCGGGGATCGCGAGCTCTTTGGCCAGAGCCTTCCAGTTGACGGTCGAGACATTCGACTCGCTGTAGGACGCAGCATACGACTCGCCGTCCCAAAGCTTCTGGCCAGTCATCGAGGCCTCTTCTTTGATGTCGACCTTGATTGCCTCGGCCTTAGCCGTCAGGGTTTTGATCTGAGCCAAGAGAGCGCCGAGCTCATCGATGCGGGTGGTAGTGATCATTTCGCTTTCTTTCGCTGTTGTCGACATCACTGCGATGTCGTTGATGTAATTCTGCCTTACTTTTCCGCGCTTGTGTGAACCCCTGGCAAAAAAGTTTTTAATCGACTAGGTAGGGGTCCATAGGCATCCTCTATCAACTTCACCGTGTCTTGCAGCAGCTCATGCTCATCGAACCCCCAGTGCTTTGGGAACCCTTTCGTGCCGAGCCCATGGAGGCCCGTGGAGCCTCTGTGATGCTCCGGACATAGTGGGATAGCATCCCAGTGGCTTGAGCGCCTCCCAGCCCCTGTTCCGGCCCTTAAATGGTGTATCTCCGCGGGGGTTCCCTCATGCCCCAGCCGCCGGCAGACGGCACAACCTAGTTCCGCCACCCGCGATAGGTGGATTTTTTCTGCTCTCTTCATTCTTTCGCTGCCCTCCACCCGGCCTCGAACGCCACCCTAATTAGGGAAGGCGAGGCTTCCGGCTTGTAGTCGTTGATGAACCTTTCGAGCGCTTCGTCCAGCCGCTGCTGCTCTTGCTTACGCGCCAGTTCCCTCCATGCCTCTTCTTCAGCGTCGTACATCGTCGCCTCCCTGCGCCTCCCGGTTTTGCTTGAACAAAAAATCGTCCCGATACTCGCTAGGCGGCCGCCAGCCGAACCGCTTCCAGACCGCCTGGACGTCAGCGCCTCGAGTCCAGGGCCTGCCCCAGAGTGATTTGGGCTCTTGCTGTTCCATGTTGCCTCCTACAGTGTCGACTTACCTTCGATCCGATTGGTCGCCTCGAGCGACCGCCAGACCTCAATCCTTGCTTGCGCAGCGACCAGCCCCCAACGAATCTCTTCTTCAACCTCGACCGCTTCCTTGAGCCCGTTCAGCAGCTCGCGGTAGTCCGGGTGACTGTAAGCCTCGCGCTCCTGAGCGGCCGAGGTCTGTTCGCCGCTTTTCTTCATCAGGATCGCCTTCAAACTTTTGCGGTACTCCTCGAGATAGATTCGTTCCGCCTTCGCTTTCGCCAGCTTCTTGCCATGCGCAAAGATGTACTCGATCGCTCGTTCTGGATTTTCCATATCACTTCGCTTTCATAAGTGCGTCGCCCGCGGCCTTCGGGAACTCCGCGCCCCAGGCAACTAGTTGCAAGACATCCATCTTTTCCATGAACCCGTCAACCGCGCCGATGCGGTACTCAATCGTGCCATCTTCGAGCTCGCATTTCACCACCCCGACTAACCCCTTACCGCCTTTGAACCACCGCACCATCAACGGTTTTGCTTCGTTCATTGCACTTCCTCAATCGTTACTTTGAGCATCCCGCCGATGTTCGGAGCCCAGTAGATCCGTAGGTCCACAATCTGCGAGTCGTCCTCGAATACCCCGGCGTGCGCGAGCGAGTCCAGAGCAGCTTTCAGCAGGTTGTCGAGATCCCGCTTCCGGCGGTCTGGCCTCCAGGCTTCGATCGTGACTTTGAGCGGCGCGGTGTAATGCATCGCCCCTCGCTGCATCATCACTTGCTCCGCTACCGCGGTGCGGTACTCGCGGCCATGGGCGCTGATCAGCATCCGACCGCGGAAGGTCCGCCAGTACGTATTGACTGACGGTGGCCATGGCAAGGTTATTTCCATCCGTCGCCCCTGTTCCCTTTGGCCCATTGTTCTCTCGTATCTCTCAACAACTTGTCCGCCGCATCATCGCCTCGAGCCGCCCGCACCAGTCCGATGTAGTCATACGTCGCAGCCTTCTTGTCTTTTGCTCTGTCAGCCTTGCGCAAAAGCCACCTGACTTCGCATTGATGCCGAAAGGCTTCGGATCGCTTGTCGAGCATCGTCTCGTCGGCAGTCGTGTCCATCGGTGGCTATCAGGTGATCCAGAATATCCCTCAGTCTACGATCCTCCCGAGCGCCTCGAACCAACAGCGCAACCGCTCTCGCAGATCCAGGCCGCTTGGCCCAATACAGGTAGTCATAGTTCGACTTAGTGATCGACGACATGATCTCGGCCTGAAGCTTGCGGCCCTCCTCCGTCGGCTCAAACCGCGGCGGCGGAAGCGCGACACGGTGCTCCGGGCGATTCATCTGCTTGCAAAGCTTGATGAACTCACCAAGCGCCGGTGGCCAGTCTGGCGGGTTGGTCGCAAGAGACTCCAACGCCTTACGAATTACTTCAGGATCAGTCGACCGCAGGTGGACCTCCCAGGCTTGCGCTGTCGCGTCATCAGCACCCTGAAAGACTGCCGCCATCTTCTGATGGCCGAACAACACCCCGAACCGTTCCATAATGCGATTAAAGTAGCGGTGGTTTGTCATTGATCACTTCCCAATCAAAAACGTCAATAGTCCGATCCTGCCCTGTTCGCCCGTACAAAAAGTCAAGCGTCCGCTCTTTTTCGGTTTTAGCCTTGACCCAGTCGGCCCTGAACCCCTGCCAACCCATCATCACGCAATGATCTAATGCAGCCTCTAGGGTATAACCGGCCTTTTCGGCTTCCACTCGAATGGACCGGACTACACGCGCCGTGACAATCGCTCGCTTCTTGCGCCGATGTTCGAGGAAGTCGGCCCAACATTCATCGCTTACGTCATCAGGTTTCATTGGATCTCCTTGTTACAGAGCTGACTGTAACCGGGTTTCTTGTTCTTGGCGTTGATTTTTATTTATCGGGATTCGGATGTTGATAGTTTTCATGGACTTTGAACATGACATCCCCAGGGTGGAGCCCATGACTGGTTTCCCACCTCTCCCGCTACTGTCATCCTGTGACAAAGCCAGAGCACCCGGAGGCTGCGATTGTTTCGATGCCTGGGTGGTCTACCACCGCTGTCCCAAGCGTCTACACCAGTCCCTCGCAGACAGGCTGGTCGGCACGCAATCAGGGTGAAGATTGGCCGGTGTTTCCTCCCTCGCAGCCCATGCAGGCTCTCGCTATCGTGAGGGGAACGGCTAACGTAGAAAACAAAAAACCCTTGCTGCTGCACCCTGGTAGGAACCCAGACCGGAGGGACTGGGCAGGATGCATGAGCAAGGGTTCTATTGATGTCGGTTCCTACGCCAACAGATCCAATCTTATAGCCGTGTCTGCGTACTGTCAAGCCTTCTTTGGCCGACCGCCACGCCGACCGCTTTGGCTGTTTGTCTCTGACCGCTTGATCCTGCGCATAACATCCGCCTGAAGGTAGTCGTTCAGCCAGCCGTCAGGGGTCCGCGTGAAGAACCCATAAAGCACCGGCTCGATGCAATCCCAGTCGAGTCGGATCTCGCGCACCAGCTCGTCTTGATCGAGCGGCAGCGGCCCCTTGCGCAGGTAGTACAGATCCATCATCCGGCGAAAGGCCAGATCTTCCGCATCTGGCAACTCGGCAGCAATCTTGCGGTAGTCGACAACCGGGAACTTGTACCAGTTCATGCGAAGAGATCCGGCCGTAGGTCTTTCAGCGTCACCTTGCCATCGGTCGCATCAGCAATCTTCGCTGCCAGCTCCGCGCTCGGCCGTGCGTGACCATTGACGATCAGCGTCATCCAGGTCTGCGTAATCCCAAGCAGCAACGCTAGTTCTTTCTGCGCTCCGCGGGGCATCGTCTTCAACAGGTCTCGTAAAGTCATGGTGTCCTCCATAACCGTAGCTTACACCATCGCTTGTAATCCTGCATTAGATGATGTATGCTTGAGCCTCCACAGCGAAGGAGTAGCGATGGATCAAGGAGAAATGCACCAACTGATGCTTGAAAGACAACAGAGACTGGAAGACGCCCTCATACGCGCCGAAGATGGAACGGCTCAAGAAGAGGATTGGCAAATCATCTACTTTGAATGCGGACTCAGGAGAATCAAAAATGTTGATCGCACGTGACAATAGCAGCGGACGAGTGAGTGATTTCATCCCCGTGCCTGCCGGCA